TGTCCAGCCGCAGAAGCGACACCGGATGCAATGCCCTTTATGATGTTAACTCCAACGCTGAGCCAATCTACACTCAAAAAAGCATCTTTTATCGCAGAGATGATCTGTGGTATTTTCCCAACCAGGTTCGGTATTGCTCGAATCAAACCAGAAGCTAACTCTCCGATAATTTTAATTCCTGTGGATAAAATCTGTGGAAGATTACTTGCAATGCTTGCTATAAAACGTGCTATCGCCTGAGCTGCAGCTGATATGATAGCCGGTAGATTGTTTATAATTCCATCCACAAGACGTAAAATCATCTGGACACCGGATTGCAATACTGACGGAAGTGATGACAAGAGTCCATTTACAAAATTTGTAATTACCGCCGCTCCCTGCGTAATCAACTGTGGGAGGTTTTGCAGGATGCCAAGAGTAAGTTGTGTTACAATCTCAAAGCCTTTGGTGAGCAGTGTCGGAATCCCAGTTGCAATTCCAAGCAGAAACTGGTTCAGCAGTTCCATTCCAGTAGAAATAAGCAGCGGAGCATTTTCCATTATTCCGGCAAACAATCCATTTACAATGTTTCCGGCAGCCTGAATCATACCGGAAACGCCATTTTCCTCAAATCCTTGCGTAAGCTGCTCAATCGCGCTGATCGCCGCAGGTAATAACGATTCCGTGAGTCCATCAGATATAGGTTTAACAACTTCGCCTAAGAGCTGTTGTGCGTTGTCCTTTAATGTGGAGATCAGACCGCTAAAAGTCTGGCTTTGCTTCTCCATGCTTTGGAAATACTTACCGCCCTCAGATGTTGCTCTCTGCATGGATGCGGTAATCTCATCCACGGAGATTGTCCCTTTGCTTATTCTGTCATACAAGGACGCCATTGATTCCCCTGTGCTCTCGGAAATCTCCTGCAGTGGGTTAAAACCAGCTTCGATCATCTGTTTAACATCTTCCAGATGCACTTTTCCAGCGGAGGACATCTGTCCGTAAGCAGTAGCAATTCTGGACATCTTATCGGCTGAGCCTTGCGAGATATCGCCAAGCATCATCATTTTGTCCATGGCTTCGTCTGCACTAAAACCATAATTCATCAACAGCTGTGTAGTATCTGCTAAATCCGGAAGTTCAAACGGCGTTTCCGCTCCTACTTTCTTCAATTTGTCGATTACTTCCGCTGCTTTTTCTGCGGATCCGGTCATAACCTCGAATGAAGTCTGATAAGACTCTATGGATGCATTGTATTTTACTCCAGCTACAACACCAGCTCCAAGCGCAGCCGTCACAGCACCAACCGCAGCAACTGCCACTCCTGCACCTTTCTTGGCTATTCCACCAAGTTTGGAAATTCCGGAATTAAATCCAGATTCATTTATTTCCGTGTCAAATTTTAATGAGCCATCATAACCCATACTATCCCTCCTATTCTTGGATAGCACAGGCTCATAGGCTCACTTAAGTGCTTTATTTCTTAATTTCTATTTCTTTCTTACAAGTCCGACATTTTACGTAGATACCGTGGCTTTTGGCTGTATTGTCTGCAATAGCAAGTTTGCAGCCGCACACAGGGCATCTAATCCAATCTCGGACTAATATTGGTTCTTTTTTCATGATCCACCTACATAAAAGCGTCACCGATTTCAAAATCAGTCAATTCTTCCTGTTTTAACTCGATCAGTTTTTTAATTTTCTGGATTCTCTTTTTCTCTTCCGGATCTTTAACTTCGCTCAGATCAATTCCTCTGTACATAATTCTTTTCTTGATCTCATTGTCCTCTGATAATCCATCAAAAAGCATTCGAAATTTCCACCAGTGCAGATATTTAATATCAATCAGGTCGATTCCGTAATCGCGCAAAAATGCTGATAATATATAGGGATAATCGATGGAAAAAGAAAAAAGATTCTTTTGCCTCACTGTTCCGGTTTGACTGACTTCTCCGTCTGAAAAATCAGCACTCATAAAGTCGCATAATGCGTCAATTGCAGGCTGCGATATTTCGATATCGTCAAGGAAATACTCACTCAAAATCAACAGCTTATCCACAGACTTGACATCTTTATCTTTTAACATGTCCAAAAGAGAAATATACTCTCGAAAATCGGTTCTGATTCTCACAGGCTTTCCATTTACAATTACCGATGTCGGGAGTGATTCATAGAAGAGGTTCATCGGTTCTTATTCGCCCCTCTCCTAGCTTTCCTGTTTGGTGTATATTTGTTTACCATACTGTTATATCTGGACTGCTCGCTGTTCCGTAAATCAAACAGTGAATTGGCGGCCTTAACTCTCATGTCCATGCTGTTTTTCCCTAGAAACATTTTTTCGCTTGTTCCGTCTCCGAATAATCGGTCATAGAAATCATTAAAAACCTTGCATTGCGCCCTCGTAATCTCGGACACTTTTCCAACTTTCGGTACTTTCTTGGATTTCGCAACCATTTTCTCGTAGCAGTCCTCAAATTTTTCCATAAAATCTGCATCTGTAAAATCGATGTCTGTTTCAAAATTATTAAATTTCCACCGGCTCATTGGCTCACTCTCCTTTTCTTTCATTCAGTTGCTGCGTAATCACCTTTTGCGTAAGTAACCGTCTTGCTTGTAAAATCGGTTTCTGTAACGTATCCTTCCTCGATGTCGGATACAGATTTAAGAGATCCGCTATACACAAGCGCATCCGTTCCATCTCCGTCGGAATCCGGGATAACCGCATAGGTTCTTTTTGTAGCGTAACACTTATCGCCCTTGTCACTTTTCTTGAAGAAATCGACAACTACAACCTCTACATGTGCGTCATCTCCAAGTTTTTCACCATCGTGGATTGTTGCGATTTTTTCGTGTACCGGGTTGTTTGTGTACCGGTCAAACGAATATTCAATTGCCGGCGCGTACCCCACAACGTCTGCACGCTCCGCGATCTCATCCACGTACTGTCTGGAATACTCTTTCGGGTTTTTCCCGTTTGTCATGGTTGTAAAATTCGTCATGCGTTCGAATTTTGGTGAGCTTCCAGTAGCGTCCGTGTTCATGTATGCCACCCGTTTGTGGCGTCCAACTAATTCAGACTTTTTCTCTGACATATTTATACCTCCTGTGCATAAATTAAGCGGCACTCTATGCGATACTTGGCATTTTCGCCGTTCATATCGTACAGGTAGCCACTGTTTAAAGTTTCGATTGATATTGGATTCTTCTTTTCTCCGAGTTCCGGTAGATTGCCATTAAAACTCTGCTGTTCCAACCACTCTTCAAAGCTCTGGAAAAATCCGCTATTTTCAATGTTAATTCGTGCGTCTTGGTCATACTCTTCTTGGCTTGTAAATGCGAATTGGAACTGTTTCTTTGTTCCACCATCCATGTATCTCTGGATAATCGGATCGCATGGAAGAGGATCGATGGAATACCCCATATCTGTTCCAATATAGTCCACGTTTACACGTCCGTCACTTAAAAACGGGCATGTGAGGATGTATGATCTGACGCTGTCAATGAGATTTGACATACTTAGCCGCTCCTTTCAGAATAGAGTCCTTGTGCCGGTTCTTCATGCGCTCAAACCATCGTGATTTTTCCTTATGCTCGTAATACTGTCTACGGGCATAAGGCGCAATCTGATTGATTTCTCCACTTCCAATCACTGTTCCAAGTGTGGGTGATTTAATCAAAACACCGGATCTCTTTGGCGTCTCTGGCGCCATCCGTCTAATACACTCGGAATCTACAAAAGACTGTGCATTTGCGAAACCGGATTCCATACTTGGCTTAAAGCTTGGATTCAATTCGATTTTTGCTGATACTTTTCCACCGCCGGATGCTTGGGTATATATAGATCCTCTCGGAGTCTGGATTTTGAATTTCTTTTTTCATTTTGCCATTACACTCCCACCACCTTAATATGCGGATTGCCGCCAAAAGTATTGTAGTTTACAGACGTGACTCTGGTCTTATCCAGTCCATCCAAGTCCTTGATGGTCTGCATATCAACCTTGCAATCACCTTTTACAAGGTAATCGTCTTTCTTGATTTCCGCGCTCGTATCCGGGATTCTGACCGTGTAGGTGTCTGCTTGCTTTAATCCATCAGTCGTGATCTGCGACTTTTCGTTTTTATACCACCATACCTCTGGGATGTAGGTTCGTTCCCACTCATCCAGTCTGGTTTCTGAGTTATATTTCCTACTGTAAAGCGTGGCATCTGTGTTGGTTATCATAATTCCACCCCCATATACAAGAGTCTGGTCGGCTCAAGATAAAGCAACAATGTGTCAAATATATTCCTTTTAAGCAGATCGTCCGCTGTCTCTCCGTTTCCTCCGCTTTCATAGCTGACGGAGTATCCGTCCGTGTTTTCGGATGTGACCGCGCGTCCAGAATGCTTGCTTCTGACCTTTTCATCATTTGCAATCAAATCACAGACGGAGCAGGCGGCAAGCTTTACTTCTTCCATCTCCATGTTGTCATCAGCGCGCCCGAAGGTAATCCTCCGGACATAAGCTGATGCTTTCATAATGGATTTCTCAAACTCTTCTTTCGCCAGATTCCCCTTGTATGTAGAGGTATAATATTCATAATCTGCGTACAGATTCATTCGATCAACCCCCTACTCCGCAGCAGTGTGCACATAGATGGCCACTTTTTTGTTGTCTTTCGCTTCTGCGATACCTACGGTACGATATCCGAACTTCCAAGCATCTGCATCCTGGTTTGCATCCGGTGTGATAATCTTAGATACAGTGTGCTTCTGATTCTGGATTACTGCATTCTTGTCAACAATCAAGAAATCAATCTTCTTACCGCCTGTTGTTGTAAAGCCGCCGGCTCCAGATTCTGTCAACGTGACTTTGTCGAAAAATCTTCCCTCAGGAACTTCAATCACTCCAGCCCAGCCTTCCAGAACTTTCTTGGATGCCGTTGTATCAAGGTCCTCAATATCCCCTTTGAGTGCGGCAGAGATATACAGATAACAGGTTTCCGGCTTTGCCTCCGCATTTTTAATAGCAGTCTTGCCTTTTCTAATTGCTGCAATTCCGGCTTTCGCATCTGCAATCGCTGCTGCCACTTTATTAGCAGATAGTGCGTATCCTGCATAAGATGCAAGTCTCCAAGCGTCAAGCTCCGGAACAACCTGTGTTCTCAAAAATTCTCCAGAAAGACGTCCGAAGGCAACACCTGCAGACTCGATATTGTCCATAGCGTCCACAGTGAACATACGGCCTCGATCATAAGTACATTTCTTAGTCTCGTACTCAAGTGTCACGTCACCTGCAACATATCCTGTCTGCTTATTGTAATTTGCAAGACCGGACATCGTCATTTTCGGAATCAAAATTTCATTTGCGTTTGCACCCTCTCTCACAAGCTCATTCGGACCATCCAAAACCGCTGTCAAAGATGCCAGCTTGTAAACTTCGTCCAACATCGTAGAGTATGCTTTTCTTAATGCAATTGTGTTCACCATATCTTATTACCTCATTCTTTCAAAATTATTTTTCTGCCGGAAGCCCCATGGCCGCTCTGATTGCTGACATATTATCTCCGCCAACATCAGCACCGCCTCCTGTTGCTCCGACTGCGTTCATGAATGGTTCATTAGAACCAAATAAATAAGCATCAGATTCCTTTACGGTTTCCAATGCTTTCTTGATGTCCTCAGACTGGTTTTTCGATCCTTTCAAAGCGTCAATATCAAGCATAGCCATGACCGCTTTTTCATTGCGTCCCCCGGCTGTCTTGATTGCTTCTTTGATCGTGTCGGAAAAGATGCGATCTGCTTCTTTGGCGGCATACTCAGCATCCTTGTCTTTCAGCTGCTGATTCAGCTTATCAATTTCTCCCTGCATAGCTGTTGGGTCAACATCTTTAAACTTTTCCAAAGATTCCGTTGTGGTCTCAAGCTGACTCTTATAATTGTCACGCTCCCCCTCTGCTTTGGTAGTCTTCGCCTTTTCAGCGGCAATGTCTTTCCCGTTCTCTGCCATGATTTTATCAATGACATCCTGCTCCAATCCAAGTCCTTTTAAAAATTCTGTTTTCATGTTCCCATTCTCCTTTCGCATTAGGTTGTTTAAGGTGTGTAACCATCCACCACGAATTGACTGTTTAAGGTCTCATCTACTGACCAAAAAGGCATAAAAATAACACATATCTCTATGTGCTAATGTCTTACCTATTCAATTTTTCCGCACTTTACACAACGCCTAACATATCCCTTTGTAGCCTTGTTGTAGTGCTTGCAATACTTGTGTTTGCAGAATCTCTGCTTTAACCATTTGAACATATCTACTCCTAAACCTAAAGTAACGCCTGTACCTGTTCTTTTAAGCTCTCCGGTACATCATCAATTGTCAAGTGTCCGCCTTTGATTCTGTTTGCCAAAAACTGTGCCATAATTTACACCCCCGCTTCCATTGTTGCAAGAATAAGTTCCTGAACCGCCTGATCTGTGACTTCCTGCGCCGCCTGCGTTGCTTTCAAGTCTTTCTGCAATTTACCGTAGGCGCTCATACCGTCATCCACTGCTTCATACTCTTTTATTACATTCTCATCTGTCTCCGTATATCCGACAAAGACCAGATTACTAAATCCCTCTGGTTTTTCCTCTTTGAGCGGCTTATAGCCCTCTTTCTTGATGGAGCTGATTCTCACAGTTCCGTTTTCCATTATTTTTGCATAGTTCATATTACTTCTCCTTTCGGTATGTTACTTTAATATCAGGGTCAAGCTCCCCTCCGTCAACTGTGATGACTGTGGTTGGGTAGTAGGTTTTTAATGCTCGGATTGCGTTCTGCTCTTCTTCTGGGAGTGGGACGAATTCTTCGGAATCGCCCTTATACAGAACGTGCAATGGATTATCTGCCAAATACTGTTTATATGCATCCGGTGTAAGTTCCACCTCTTCTGGGAGAGTTATACATAGGATCCCTAAATTATTTATAGTAATACCTGTATCTTTTTTGTATCCTACACTGGAATAGTCATATCCTAACAATTCAGAGCAGAACGGTACGGCTATTGGGAAAGTAATGTCTGTCCTATAAAATATTTTAGACGCAGGTTGAATTGACCACTTTCCTGTTTTTCCGTCAATCGTTTCATTCACGGAATTATACAACCACCCAATCTGTCCGCCCTGTTCCACGAGCTTATCCCACTTGGTTATCGGGCGGTCGGATGTGATAGTTATGGTTTGCTCGGTGTATGGCTGATATTGTGCAGCGTCTTTCCCTTCGCACACAATTATGTCAGTTATCTCAAGCGTATTACCTGTTCTAATTGCATCTCCAACTAAATATATTCCAATATCAATGCATATATCTTCGTTTGGGGTATAAAAGTTACCCATTTTTAGTAACTCTCCATTATTTTTTTCCTTAAAAAAAGCGAACATAGGCGTCATATTAGATGTCCCGACTTTTCTCCCATTTAGAAAATAAGTTTTTCCGGATTTTAAGTATATGCCACCACCTGATACTATCGCATATGCACGTTTCGAAGTAACTGTTTCAATTGCTGTAATTTTTACGATATTATTCTCACGTTTTGCAGTACAAAGGTTCCCACCACTTACTTCCGCTTTTTCGATATCAAACAGATTCTTCCCAGTAACTTTCACACTAACTTCATACTTCTGCTTCTCTTCATTCCATTTTCCGACACTCTTAATCTCCTGCTGATATTCGGGTGATGGGGATGGTTTACCGCCTGTGTAGGGTTCGTAAGTAGTTACAGTAGTGCCCAACTCAACTTGCAATTCTGTGTTTTCTTGCGCATCATAAGTCACAGAGAAAAAAAGTTTTTTTGCATTTTTCGGGATTGTTATATTTTTAAATTCCGAATAGTTATTACTCCCGGTATCAAACACTCCGGTGATAATAGTATCTGTCTCATCAGTGAATACATATTTTTTTCCTGTTTTTTCTTTTGTTCTGACTGACACTGAAACGTTTTTCCCTTGCATAGAACTTACTTCCATATTTGTTGTGAATGATTTTTGCATTTGAGTTAACGATACTTTATCACCAGCATTAACGCTTGTTAGATATCCTTGTTCGTATACATTGGCGTTTACCAAATTCTTCCCACTCGTCTGCACCTGCTCCGTCTTCCCACCAAGCTCCAACCTCTCAAGCGGCGCATCCAAGCTGTTCGGAAGTACCAACATCCCTGCCCCCTCTAGCTCTACCCTGTCATAATTCGGTGGCTGTGGAGTGGAGACTCCTAGAGGACAGATCATATCCACTCCTATGATTCCTGTTCCGTCTACCATTTTAAGCATTGTACTTCCACTCCTTTTTCTGAGGTTGCTGTGGGGATGATCTGGACGATGTTGCTCTTTCCACCACCGTAGGAACCGTACTGCAATACCTGTGCGGTCTGTGCCGGAATCAGTACGCTTTGTTCTTTTGTTGCGTCCCTTTCCAGAGATGCGTAAATATCACCATCCGTAAAATTCTTAACCAGAAATTCGGATGATGCTGTCTCAAATTCAAAAATCAATGTTTCTTCCGCTGTCGGCTGTCTGATTACTTTTACTTTACTCATTTCCTAAACCTCCTAAATCGTTTTGGTACGGGTGCCACTCTGCCGCGCATATCGTAATAGATGCGCTCTCTTTCTTGTTGTAGACCCATTTTCTTGCAAAATCTGGTGTATTCTCCCAGTTGTCCTTGATACTTTGCTTTCGCAAGCATCACATCGTCTGGATCAGCTCCGCCCTGTTTTAGTAGCACAGCCTTTTCTCTCTGTGCCCTCATAGCGGTTTCCATTTTCCTCTGTTGCTGTCTGGCTTCGTATAAGGTGTATTCCTTGCCGTTAAACGTCTTAGGTATACTTTCCTTTCGGTTCTGCTCTGCAAGCCAAGAATCAGACCAATTCCGCTCCGAGACGCCTTTCACAAACGGGTAATATTCGTGATAGCAGTTCGCTCCAAGCAGTCCAGTGACTGTTCCAAGACCACATACCGTAACAAGTTGTTCCTTTGACCAGACCTTCCCTTGCCAGACAGCGTGTGATGGTCTCGCTCCGGCGTGCCACGCGACTTCGTAATGCTCCGTCCCAAGCTTATCGGCGTTCATTTCTGATATTTTCCCGGTAAGCTGTGACACACCCGTCATAACCGCTCTCCTTGCCGCCACATCTACCCTGCTATGCCACCCAGAAGCGTAGTCAATGCTTCTGAGTCCGCTGTTTGTGAGTTGAGTAACCACCTTGCGAATCATGGTATTGTAGTCAAACGTGCCGTATACAACACCTGTAATAGCTTGGTCGAGATATCCTTGGTAGATGTCGGACAATGGAGTCATAACGAGCCTACCGCCGCCATAATCCACATAAAATCCCATGGACTTTGTGACGTTCCGCAGATCATCATTGCTCTGCCGGATGAATCCATCTGTAAGCTGTTGCAACTCCTTATTATCCTCGTAGGGGATATATTCTGCATTGACCTGCTCGTAGATGTCTTTATTACGGACATATTCCCAGTCGATTACCTTGTCGTACAGCTCAAACACTTCCGGATAGGACAGATTCAGCGTGGTTTTTATCATCTTTTCGATGTCCTCAGAAGAGTACCCAATAATCTGTAGTCGGTTAATCTGCCAGTCGGCTGTGCTTGTGATTTTTCCCGCTTTTTTAATCCGGCGAACAATGTCCTCGAGAATCATCTGTTCCAAATCAAGAAAATGCTTCTCGATCTGTCCGGATAGCTGCTTTTTGTAGTCTTCCCTCAATTGGTTCACCTACTCCATTACTTCGATCTGCTCTGGCAACATCTTTTTCGCTGTGGCTTCGTCCTCGTTGTACCACTTCATGCGGTATTCCAAATGCGACATCACTCCCATACTCACGTCCTGTCTGTCCTGCTGACGCTCTGTTTCCTCATCGGTCAGTATGGAATCGTTGAATTTGCAAGAGAACTCATATCCCGAATTAAGCATACTGTTGTAGAATGCAAGCCCTGCGGCAAAGTCCTCTAAGCAATCGTATAAGTTGTTCTGGATCGCCGTCACTCGGTTGTACTTGCGGTTCTTTGATGCTTTAATTTCCGTGGCTGTTTTCGCTACTTCCTGCGCATCTGACAGGTCTCCATAAGCAAGACCTACAGAAAACTCGATCTCTCGCTTGTATTCCTCCAACCCGCGCTTAAAGGCTTCGTCCCTCATTTCTGGGGAGTATTCCTTTAATAATTCTTGGTCTTTCCCGACATCCAGATTCATTCCACGGTACAGCTTGTTTTTGAGTTTCGGAAGTCCAAACTTCCCGGTTGCCTTATCTTGCTTAAGTGCTCTATTATCCACATGGATAGCACGCTCTCCAGATTCGTATTCCCAATCAAGTCTTGCTCCCTGTGTATCCGCTTTCCGAATCAGTTCAGCGGCAGATTCGTACACTGATACACCACATGCGGAACCATCTATTTTATTTTTGATTGGATTACGGTAATACCCAAAGTCCATACGGTTCATTCCTGGGTATGTAATCGGTCCAGGTAGGATATTCTCCCATTCTTCCACCGCTTCTAGGCTGCATGGAAGACCGATATCATTCGCTGTCTGAGAATGGAAACACTTGTTTTCTATGGTCAGATTCCCGCCAATGAAATAGTGCCGTTCAAGCCTCGTGAAATAATCAGCGTCCCCAACCTTTTTTACGGTCAGAAATGCAATATCATTCGGCTTTCCATCATCCCCAAAACTGATCGGTATGATCTTGTCGGCTGAGATAAATTCGGCAGCCGATTCTCCCAGTGGTTTCAAAACGAATGACCCAAGCGCAAGGCCTTCCTGTAGGTTCTCATTCAGACTCGTGATATTCTTCTGATAGATCTTGTCCAGACGTTCATTACTTACATTGGTTTCCATTTCCACAAGTGCACAGTCTGCAAACTCTCGGCAGATTCCATCTTCAATCCCGAGGGAAACAATGCTGTCAGAGATCCAATCTGCATCACCATTTAACATCTGTCTCCATCTGTTGATTGCATCTATCATGTCGTTGGATAGTGCGATATCCTTGCCGATAATCTGTTTTAATGTTGTATACCCAAACATCCTCATGATTCCTTTCCAAAGTCTTTTAATCCCATCAAACATTTTCCACCTCTTCAATTAGGTATTTCATGTCGCGTTCGATCGTGTACTCAAACGCATCCAAGCTGTCAATGTCAGTGCTGCCATCGTCCAAGCGTTCGTCTTTGTCCTTTACTTCTTTGTCCCACACTGCATCAGAAAGAGCCGTTTGCAAACTTTCGCAATCGCTCGTAATAAAAAACCGCCCAGCCCCCATGAGCTTGACGGTGCATCTGATTCTGTCGTTAATTGGTCTTTTCTTTGCTGGTTTGACAGCGATCCACGGAAATTCTTTTTCTACTGCATTTCGAATGGAATTACCGAGGACTGTTTCTGCATTATCCCAAAATACGGATTCTACGTTGCAATACTGTACATAATCTCCACTTTTCACGCATACCGAATATTGTTCTATTACTTCTCGGATAAATTCGCAAAACAACTCATTCAACCTATTGCTGTCGATGTCTTCTTTTTCATCTTTCGCCGTAATTCTACGGGATTTTAGCGCAATTACATCTCTGTAATTATCCGTATATCCTCTGGCAACGAATGAGTGGCCGGATTGATTACCGCCAAAATCCAAGCCGATCTCGATTGATGTGATATCTTCCTTTCGGAACTGCTTATACTCTGAGTCTGGAGAGAACTCATCCACAATTTCGCATTTGAACGCTTCTGGGTTGTCCGCAAACCGCTTGTAGATCGCCCCGTCAGCTCGTTTCCACAAGCCAAGGATGAGGCGGTCATAATAGATTGTACCATCATATTCCTTACAGAGTTGCTTAACAAATTCTGGATCCAGAAATGGATTATCAAATATCGTGTACTTTTGGAGATAGATGTCCAGCTCTACATTGTCGATGAACTCTTTGAGCCAGTGCGTCGGATGTTCCGGGTTGCAAGCTCCATCAAAGCAGGAGTACGTCTTATCGAGACGGGATTTAAGCATCTGGAACACCTCTTTGTTCCATTTTGCGATCTCATCACCATAGCAGTACTTAATGGACGCTCCCTGTATCTTTGCAACCTGACTGACCTTTTCCGCTCCGAGACAATAAACATCCTCTCCGCATACTCTTGCCACATTCCGGTTGTTAATGTTCCCGATCAGATCGCTGGTATAGATCTCTCTCATCGGTTGGAGCACGTTTCGCTCTATGGATTCTTTGGAGACACCCATGATTACATTTAAGCCGGGAAGTCCAGCTCTCTCTCGGATTCTTTTAGGCACGATATAAGCAGTATCAACAAAAGACTTTCCAGAACGAACCGCTCCGGACTTGATATTCCATCTATGAGTTGCGTTTATGATGTATTCATTCTGTTTTTTGCTTAGCTGCATTGTCATGCATTCCTTTCAAGATTTCATCCAGCTTTTCAATTGCTGTTCTGTCCTCGTATTCCTGCTTATCTCTCCACTTGTCTGGTTTCCGGTTCTTGAGCCAGAAAATCTGCGCGGTTGTGTCTCCAGGTATATATACCTCATCCGTTGCTTGTACAAGTTTCTCTTTTTCGCATAATTTCCCATGCTCATCGTAATACTTTTCTTTTACCTTGAAAGTTTTTCTTACTTCATGAGTGCCACCGAGCGCCCTTTCAAACAAAGAATTTTCTACTTGCCTGTCAGCAACATCCTTATTCTTTTTTAGGACTGCCGAAAGTGCCGAGTACTTATCCCTCCACGTTCTAAATGTCGAATAAGCGACCCCCATATTCTGTGCGATCTGCTCATCTGTCAGACCATCTCTCGCCCATCCCTCTATCTTTAGCAAGCCTTCCGGCTCTAGCCATTCCTGATATTTACCTTTCGCCATCCGACTCACCACCTTTAAAACATAATAAAAGCACCCATCTCTGGATGCCAAGAATTTAGGACTACTGCTATGAAAATTACAAATGCCAGCAAAAAACCAAAATAACCAAGTACACAATCAAAATTTATAAGAAAAAGGAGGAACCTTGCAGTAGTCCACAACGGGTATAGCAGGACTCGAACCTGCGACACATCGGTTAACAGCCGATTGCTCTACCAATTGAGCTATACACTCGTAGGATGCCTTTTCTTGACATCCTTTACCCTATCCGCACTCGGGTACTGACACTAAATATAGATTGCTGAATCTATTTTTGTTTGTTTTGCAGATCTGCGGATATCTGCGTTTTGGTACCATTTGTGATGTAAAGCCGGTGTGCACTCCCTACAGCAACCCCCCAGCTGGTAAGCCGCAAACCTTACATCGCAAAACCGTGTGCAGGGATCGAACCTGCTTGCCCCAACTGACCACGGCATAAAAACACCGCCAGACAAGAAAGGGGAGAAGTCCGGCGGTGTTCCGAATGTTTGGAAAGATTTTGGAGCTTATCTTTTAACTCCATGATATACTATAAACTCCTAAAAGCGAAAAATGTGAAAAAAACGAAATAACTTTATTTTTCTTTCATCCAATTCTGAAATTCCATTCTTACACTGTCTTTCGTGCATCTTCCGCCCATTTTTATTGCTACAGAGTCCCACGTCAGCCCCTGCATCACCTTGAACCGAATAATCCTCTGCATCCTTACCGGAGCTTTATTGATTACTCGCTCTGCTTTTACTTTAATCTGCTTTGCGTTCAGCTTTCGTTCCTCCAACAACCGTTCCTCTTCGTCTATATTCACCGTGTTCTCTACACATCCATAGATATTAAAACTCTGCGGTTGGTACGGGAACTCTGGATTGCTGCCTGTCACCTTGTCCTGTACGATCGTCTTTCTTCTGTTCCGTCTGATATCTTCTTCTGTCTCTTTTACCAATGCTTTCGCATCCATGTACTCATAGATTACGTTCTTGTCCAACTCAATCACCTCCCGGGATCCGCTCTTTTATGTTGTATTTCTCTGCTATGTAGTCCACAGCGTCCTTATTTGCCCTCTCGCTGCCTTTAAAATCACAGGCAAAGGCTTTATGCTCCTGTTGCTTTAAAGCTGTCTCACAGGGCTTTCTCGTTGCCATAGTGTATGCTTCTATTTTCTTCATGATGTCCGCTGTCTCCTTTCTGCATCTAGCTTATTATCACCATTCACTCACCCTCACAGGAAGTATGATGCCTATTATTTCTCCGTAGCTTGTAAACACGGCATTGTAGTATTCAGAGTTTCCTGGGTGTTTAATAAGATTTGGCGTGCATCCGTCGAACATTTTCAAATATTTATTATCAAACCAAGCGTATCCCCCTGTTGTCTCGTCTCTTATTGCTCTCAGAATGCTTTTGCCAGTTGTAAGCATTCTGTTTGACAACTTGGCCGCCCTCATTTGGCTCTGAATATTTTCGGTGGAAAAATGTTTCACCCCATCTTCTGGCAATTTCTTCTGCTTATCTATGTCGAGCAAGAAATCTTCTTTCTTCACAAATACAATATATCTACCTTGCGTAATCATCACTTTTCCGTCTATCTCGCCCATCATATACGATCTTGTCTTCACTGCTTCTATCTGCACTTTATCTTCGATTAGCATTTTCTCTTCTCCTTCCTGCGTCTCATGGTTTCCCTGTTCATGCCGTCACCTCAATCTCTTCTCCGGTCAGCTCTTCCAACTTCTGTCGCATTTCTTCCACTGTCATTTTCTTTGGTTCTTTGCGCTCCCAGATGAGTTCAAGGTTGCTTTTAATAAACACATCTTCTATGCGTCTGAGTGATTCCGGAGTAATCCTATAGACTTTAACGATATCTCCTTCTGTATAACCTTTACATTTCAAGTCATCGGTATAACAGTTCATTTCATTGTATCCACATTTCCTCACTACCTCCTCAGCCAATACAAGATACATGTTGCCATCTCTTTGTTCAACTACCATCCCATCTCTCAAATCTGCCTTGGTAAATTCTTTGTCCATGTAATCACTCCATTCTAAGATTTTATAATTGTACTTTTCCGCAAAATCACGAGTCGAATATTCTCCGTTTCCGTAATAACACGTTCCTTCGTTGCGCATATAATTTGTATTTTTCAAATAACTTTTTCCGTTACACCACTTCATTCCATGTTCATGCATCTGCTTGCAGAAGTCTTTCGCTTCCTCCTCAGTCTTACAGTACACCGCAATCTTATTGTATTTATTTTTAAATTCTTTCCATTTAAACTTTTTCATCTTCCTACCTCACTATCTTTCGCACAATCCAATCCAAAAACACCACAAATAGCAGTATCGGGAATCCCGCAGCCATCAGGTAATCCGCGCCTTCTAGTTTTACATCCTCTTCCAATCCTGTCTTTAAAGTAATCACGGTTCCCAGTCCCAATATGTAGTAAAGGGTCAGGAATGCGATTGTGATTAAAATGTCCATGTTATTCCTCCTGCCTATTATTCCATCCTTGCCTTGCTGCATCCTGTGCAATCATCTTGTCATCCCACCACGCCTTAATTGCCGCATAAGGCCCAGATGCTCCGCAAGCACCGCACACTACCCTATATCCTTTGCCTCCCATTCTCCGGATTCTGACTCTTCTGTCACGGCATCCGCAAAATGGACACGCTTTAATTTTCATTCCGCATTCTCCTTATCCACATACTTCTCCACAATATCTACTGCACAAGTCAGCCCATAAATATAGCTTTCCAGTTCTTCTGCTGTTTTGCTCGCTCCATGTCTTTTCTTTTCTTCCTTTAAGGTTTCGTAGGCGTCATTTTTCATGGATTCGATTTCTTCCACGATTTTCTCTAATGCGTTCATCACTCCACCTCCAACAGCTCTGGATTATCAAAGATATTTCCGATAACTTCCGTTCTATTTGGATTCCGATTATATTTAAAAACATCGTTATTGGTGCATTTTTTATTTCCTCGTCCACATACTGCCCATGATCCCCTCCATTCGCTCCAAAACACAGCACCTACACGATATTTTATCTCTTCGCCATCTTTTAAAAACGGACTTCCATCATAGTCATAACTATATCTGAGAATATCATTCTCCCAGATCTTCTTATCGTTTTTGTCGGTAAGTCCGGTGTACTGGCATAAAGTACTTGGAGCAATCTCGCATTTTAGTAATATATCTGGTAATTCTTTGCTAATTTTGTGTATTTCCACTTTTCCAGAAGGATATGCAACAACATACCCTTCCACCCATTCTCCATTGTCTTTTCTCTTTGCTTTAAAAAGGATTTCTCTGCTCATCTTCCTTTCCTCCGTTCTGTCGCATCTGCTCAATGTAAATATCTGTAGCACACCTTACAATTTCCGGTTTCATTCCATCGTAAACAGTTCCTTGTGTAAAATGTTTGTCACACGATCTTTTAATCATGTATAGGATATCTTCAAATGTTTGTTTTTTCATTCTTTCACTCTCCTGTTCCACATTCCCCTAGCCGTAGCTTCTAAAGCACAATTTCGTGTTGCAACTCCGCATTCTTTGCAGTACACAAAAGTTGATATAACTTTTCCATCAAATCCATAATGGACTTTCAAAATCGCTTCTCCGCCACAAAACGGGCATTTCTTTAATTCTTCCATGTTACTCACTCCATTTAATCTTCTGACCGCAATTCGGGCAATAAAAATGTTCATATCCTTTTTCGCAAATATATTCACTTTTGCACGTAGGGCATTTAAAGTTAATGTCACCAAGTATGTAGTCCATTATATTCGGCTCCTTCGCCGTATCCCGCTCTTTCAACTCATGCATCTGATTCATCAGCTTCGCACACTGGCTATTTGCAAAATCATTAATCTTGTTGTACTGGTTCAAAATATCGCACACAAACCGTCCAATCTTACACTCTGTGCATTTATCTTCCAGTTGCTCTCCGTTTAACTGATCTGGATACTTGCACAGGTTGTCGCAGATATGCTCCATCATTTCCGTTGTGATCCCATCCATCCATGTTTCTTCTGTTTTCGCCATTAGTCATTCCTCCTACACCTCATATCTTTGCAGAAATACAATTCCGTCCCCCTCTTTGTCTTTACATACTCAAAATCTCCGATGATTTCCCGTCCACAGGAAGAACAGATATGTACTTCATTTTTCTTCGGATTCTCTTTCTTTTTTTCATAGTCTACTGTAAATACCTCCGCATTAATATCCGGTTTGGATTCGACATCGCCCTGTTGAGTCGGCAACTTGTCCGTACCCAGCCTTCGTGAAACTCCATGTAATTTGCGATTGTTCCAAAGATATCCTTAACCGAAGTTTCTTGTTTCTTTGACTCAGGCAGCATATCATTGTCTTTTAAAAAGTTTTTGAACGTTTCAATACTTGCATCTATTCCGCTCTCTTCTCTTATTGCTGCATAGATGTTCTGGATCGTAAGTCCGTATTCGATCATGCACTTAATTTCTCCCTTGTACGGTTCGTATTGTTTTCTTTTATTTTCCATTTTTCTTAACCACATCCTCTCGTTTGCTATTACCCTCTTTTTCACTTCTTTTCCAGTAATATCCTCAAGTACTCTGCAGATATGCTCATCCGTGCATCCGAGCTTTACCATCTCTTCGATCTGGAACTTGTAGGGATCCAGAAAGTGTACTGGTCTACTCATTTTCAACCTCTCTTTCCAGCCACTCTTTTTGGCTCTTGTACAAATTCAGGTATTTATCACGGTTTTCTTCGTACAGATCGTTTTCTAAATCCTCATCTATTCTTGTAAGTATCATCTTCACTGCGGAGATTTCTGGTGTATCAATTTCTCCTGTTATGTTGTTCAAATGATCATTGTTCGTCATTTCCCTCTCACCCTGTTCTTTCTCTTCCGCTTTGTGCTGCCGTACATAAACGCTGCCATGTTGCCCGGTTTGAATCCGGCGGACTGTTTTCTGTGGCTGCTAAAGCTGTGTTTCAATTCCCGTGCCATATTTAACCTCTAACGCCCTTTCTTGCGCATTTAGTAACTGCATTTCCAGATTGTCCATATCGTAGTACCTGCGCTTAAAATTATTGTTATCCATCCCTCGATGCTCATTCCTTAACTCCGCAATGGTTGGAACGAACTTGCTGTGCTGTATATGTCTCTTTAAATTGCCAGCAACTTCCATGTACGGCATATCCTTTAGCATTCCGTACCATAGCTCCTTTTCTTCTGTCGTCTCCAGTATCTGCGCTTTTGGATATGCACCGCGGATTCCCATTGCGATTGTCGCAAACTCTTTTCTATTCATTTAAAAATTCGCTCCATTCATCTTTTGCTTTTTTCGACGATGCTGTGCTCTTCCGGTTTGCATATTTTCCATCCAGAATCTTCGCCATATTCGTGTCATTCATCATCCAATCAAAGTCCGCTGACCAATTCCGGTTATTTTCGCCTTTTAGGAAGTCACTTTCTTCTGCTATCTCAAATACTCTCTGAATGTCATCAATGGAATATTTTCTTAATCTTGCTTTAATTGCCCGTTTTCTTTTTTCAGACAATCGTGTTAAGCGAGGGAATGACACGCAAGTGGCATTATACATATCAGCTATTTGCTGATAATCCACTCTATTACCTCTTATATCTCTTTCTTTATCTATATCTTTATCTTCTTCTTTATCTTTATCTGTAGCGTGACTTCCCAAATTTGTCACACTTGTGTCACGTGACATTTCCGTGACACACTCAATTTTTTGTTTTTCCCTCTGTTTTTGCTTCCTAATCCGGTTCTGCTCCCTTATTTTTTCAAGCGCTTCTGCGTTCTGGTGTTCCTCCCATCCGGGGATCGAGAAAAATCCATTGTCCATCACGATCATTTCAAGCTGCTCCAGTGATTGTAAGGCTAATTTCACGGTATTCTCTTCAAAGTCCAGCTCATCTGCCAGCATTTTAGGCGTGTACGGGATGTTTTGCGTTAAAAATACCATTCCATTACTATTACACCGACCAGCCATCGTGAGTAGCATTACCCAGATCAGGACGATATTGTTCCCGTCCGGTAATTTCCGCAGATGCTTGATTTTGCGATTATCAAACATATCCGTTGTAATCTTGATCCACTTAACCTCTGCCATTACTCATCCTCCGCAATATAGACCACCACGCAAGGCTCATCAGAATACACTTTTTCGATTTCCAGACTGGTCACCTGCTTATCATCCGTATATGCGACTCCATTTAGTCCATCCAAAATGATTTTTGCAATGTTGTCTAAGTCAGGCTTCTTATTCGGCTTTATTTCTCCTTTTAAAGCCCTATCCTTATTCTTCTTAGACCAGCTCTCTGGAATCGGAAATTTCGCTAAAATTCGAACTCTCAGAGGGATGTCCGTGTAAAGCACGCCTATACTCTGCTTGTAAATCCTTGCAACTTCCTTTTCGTACTTTTTATTTTCTGGTGGCGTATATGTAATGACTTTAAATCCGGCTCTGCGGAATCTCGGTCTTGCTTTTCCAACCGGTTTGCCCGGAATTGTAATTACCATTTATTCTCCTTTCTGCTCCCGGAATTACCGGGAGACAATGAATCTGGCTTACTTAAGGTATTTGTGACGTACTGTGCAGCAGCCATGAACGGGTTACAATTTATAACAAGGCTCTCTACCTCATTACCTCTTCAATCCGGACAATGATTGACGGGATTCCACTTGTATACTCAAACTCATGCGTTGTATTCACGACATGAGCCGGATCATCATTAACAATCACATCGCATTTCTGCAATGCGTCCTCAATCACCTTGTCCGCAAAACTAAAAACATTCATTCTATCCCGTTTATTGCCTTTTTTCGGCTCTTTAAACATATAGTGCAGAATGATAGGCTTATCTGTTTTAAAACGCTTTAAACCAAGTCTGACGGCGTTACAGGCTATCATCTGATACTGTTGCTTCATTCGATTTCCTACTTTCGGGTTCTTCCCGATCTCATGTATGTAATCATTCAGACCCGGGAAACAATGTCCTTTGTAAAATTTCCCTCTGATTTCAAAAATATGATTGTCCATATCGTTCCCTAAATTCCTCTCGTGTATGGTTCTGCTCATAAATTGCCTGCCCTACCATCTTCGACAGTGCCATGCTTACACCATCTCCATGTATCCTTTTGTGGCAATCACTACATACAGGCAGGAGCAGCTTGTACTCCGTTCCTTTTTGCCTTCTTCCTTTTCCACAGATCAGGTGATGCCCCTCGATGTTGTATGGTTTCCCGCATATCAAGCAAAACTCAACGTATTCCGTAACCACAGTGTCTGACTTTTTCATCTATACCTCTCCTATCAAATTATCTGGCCAGATTGGTGCTTTTAGTATTTTGGTGTGCTTGCACCAGTCGCAAACTTCACAACGGATTGGATCGATTTCTCCATTTTTCAGAGAGAGAATCTTTGACACATTCATCTCCATTCCAGACAAGCAATCATTCATCCATTCCTGCGGGATCTGGATAATCTCGATATCTGGCACTTTCTCCTTGCTGGCTGCTGCGATATAAAACGGCAACCGCTCCCCTGTATTGATCCTCACTACCTCTTGGTATACGGCAGCCTGTATGTCATAGCCCCAAAACCTCACAAAGTCCATCAGTCCCATGTCTTTCGCATAATGCGCTTCTCTCAGGGATTTCATTACTTTCAAATCAACGATGCATTTACCGGGCAAATAGCTGTCAAGCTTCACTTTCCATTTCGCTCCAAATAGATCGGCTGTAAAGATTTTCTGCTTCTCTCCGCTCATAAACATCATGAATAAAGGGTCTCTTTCGATTCGGTTTATGATTTCTTCTGCTTTTCGGTACTCTGCCTTTAACTCTCCTTTTTTTGTAAATATCTCAGGATTCTGAGCCTTAAACAAGTCAAGCGTTCCTTCGAAATGCGAATCCACATAAGAGCCAACCAGAAGTGCTGTTGTTTTCTCCATCTCCCAGTAACCATTCAGCTTTGCAAGTGCCTGTTCCTCACACCCAACACGTCCGATTGTTCCGCAGAAATCCTTATACTGCGAGACGCTGAGATACTCCCGATTCGCTTCTTTACTGTAATAATTTTCCTGTGTTAAAATCATTCAAATACCTCATCTGCTTCTTGCACTGCAGCTTCAAAATCAAACGGGTTTTCCGCTACTCTTGTATCACTTTTTGATATGTCCTCTGCTTCACCCTCGACATAAACCCCCATAAGAGAATTTGGAGTATATACCCGAGCAAAGAACGCAGCCGCACGATATGCAAGCATCTGCTCCGGCATGGTTTTCCATTTACTTCCTGTTTTTTCATACCATCCCTCTTTTTTAGCCATTTCGATCGTCACTGTAGTTCCTTTGATTTTCTCTCCACTATCTTTATATTCTGCTTCAATTCTGCATCCCCAATTATCTGTATGAGGTGTTCCATCGTACACCGGACGGACATTTTTAAATTCTGTATTCGCCCGGATCATACTCATACAAGCCTGTCCACTCCATGTAGGCTTGCCTTTTACAACATACAGATTCTGCATGACCATCATAGGGGATACGCCCATTCGATTCGCCATATCTACTGCAATCGTGCAATCCATCGGTTTGCCTTGGTAATTCTGTGGCACCAGCTGCGATGTAGCAAACATTTTTCCGATATCAAAAATCTTTTGAAAACTCTGGCTGTCCGCAAATGGACTCAATTCGTGTTTTTCCTCTTTTACAATCATTTCTTCCATATCGATTCTCCTTATAATTCAATCACTGTCAGATCTTCTTCATCTGTTGTCCTTGTTGCAATAAACTGTAATCCTTTATCTTTGCACTTCTGATACAGGTCTGTCCGCATTTTTGTAGACATTTTCTCCACTCCATCAATCAGGATGATCTGCAGTCCATTAGGCTTCTGAATCGCCACATCGATACACAGATCAAGTTTTTCTCCATCTGATAGATTACTGATTGGGAGTCCGTGAATCAGCGGAACACCGTTTACAACTGTAAGACCGGAAATCGGAATAGTTGCAGTTTCTAAGATTTCTCCCGGAAGAGACCGTGCCTTTTCGATTTTCTGCGTAAAATCTTCGGATTCTGCTTTTAATCGCTCCACTTCGTTCTGTAGATCAACCATTCGACGATATTCATTCAAGTGGGATTTCATCTCTTCCGCATAAGATGCCTGATTCTGCAATTCCGAATAATCCTGCACTTCTTTTTCTGACAATTCTTTATACTCTTCTACAGAGCTGTCATATTTCGCAACATTCGCTTCATATTCTTTTACGATCACTTCTGCTTTGTCCGCTTTTCTCTCTTCCATACCAGCAAGCATTGTTTGATTTTCTCTCAACTGAGCCTGCAGCCTTTCATTTTCTTTCAAAAGACGTTCGCGCTCTGCAGTAAACGACCTTTCCAATGCGGATAATTTAATCTCTTTATCCGCTTCAAATGATCGGACTTTGTTGTCCCTCTGCTCAATGAATCGCTTTGCTTTCTCAATCTGTTCATTTTCTTTTCTAATGCGCTCGATTTCCTGATACAGCTGTCCAAGATTTTCATTTTCCCATTTTTCTGCATCGTATCCAGACGGGATAGCATCTGCGATATCCTCAACAAATGATTTTTTATTCCGAATATCTCTATTCACATCCTGCCGATTCCTGTAATACATGCCGTTTTCCGACTGTATATCATTCAAAACTTGTAAAATATTCTGATCGTAAGATACCCAATCTGGAATTTCACCAAACCATTCACGAATTGTCTGCAATGACCAGTCATACTGGATCATATCAAGCAAAATTGCATTCTGCTCTTTTTCGGATTTCTCCATAAATTCAACTGGCGACAGCTGCAGTGGAGTAAAAATATCTTTCAAAAATGTTTCCGGACTCCCCACCTCATGACCGTTCTGCTTCACGCTCTTGTAATCCGCTTGATTCGTTCTTGCCTTCCGATTGATTCTCAATCCGTTATCTGTTTCAATCAGAATTTCCCCCTCTGTTTCTCCGTTTCTCACAACATACTTGCGATTTGACTTATTTGTAAGTGCGTACCGAATCGCATCAATCACGGAAGATTTGCCTGCTCCATTTGTTCCGGAAAGCTCTACACTCTTTCCGTCTCCTTCATATTCTGTAATTCCATAAAGATTTTTGATCTTAATTTTCGTAATTTTCATTTACAAACTTCTCCTTTTCGTCTACAATTTAAATGATTTAATTTCTTGAGTGCTCGAGGGTTGCCGCCCTGTGACAGCACTCTTTTTTAATACCCGAACACCAGATACCACGCCAGCATCACCAAGATAAACCCGATCACTGCCACTCCAGCTCTGATCCAGTAAGGCTTGTCCTTTGGTTCCGGCAAATCTACAGAGACTGACCGGATGTCCCAGCTATTTAAAGTGTTGGGTTGCTGGGTGGTGGCGCAGCGGTATGTTCCTTTAATCTCCATGCTTGTCCTCCCTTCTACCGCCTAAGCGGTTTTCTCTTCTGCCCTCTTTTCGAGTGTGTAATCAATTTTCACATGTTCTTGCTCTTCAATTAGAGATATCAACACTTGTATGATTTTTTCCATATCTGGCTTCATGTCATCACCTATCTTCCTCATAGTTTCTTGCGGTCAGAGCTTTCCGGTTTAGCTTTTCTGCAAACAGTTCAGCGTCCGGCAAGTCCTTGATTTCTACCTCTTTGCCGTTGATTACTACAATGTTCTTTATAGTCACTTGCACCACCTCTCTAATATGTATGACGGATGGATTGTCCGAGATATGTTGTCCTAGTTATTCTCTTTTTCATCTACTGCATCCATGTCAGATCTCGCCTTTAAAATATCTATACTATTCTTGGCGAGCATGAATCCTTGCGGATCGTTTTCTGCCAGATGCTTTGCCTTTCTTACCATTTCTGCAATTTCTTTTTTATCTTTATCGCTCATGTGTACCTCCTTATGCTGCGTTCAGCTCAATTACTGGATAGATGCCGTTTTTCTTAAGCTCCTCGTATAAAAACAAGCGCCCTTTCTGTGTCCACTGCGCCTGCATTGTTACATCCGGATCTCCGTTGCTCCTTGTAATATCGATTGTTTTACTATGCACATAGCCGCAATTCTGATATTTTGAGTAGAGCACCCACTGTTTATTGACTTTGTATTGAATTTTCATGTCATTCAGAATCCGGTTAAATCGCACCGCTGACATTCCGTAGTCCTTTGCGATCTGCGTAGTCGCTACCAACGATTTTGATTCCAGAATATGGTCAACATAGTTCGCTTTTGGTGTCATTTCCTCGATCAATTTCTGCTGTTCCACAACCTGCCCTCCGAGGAATTTGCACCTGTCTTTTAGGCTGTCAATGGTCTTTCCTGCCGTCTTTAAGGCTCTTGCCATTACCTGTTCTGGTGTGTTCCATGCTTTTTCGAGGTCAATTAATCTTTGTCTGCATTCTCTCCCTTTGTCAGTTCTGCTCATTAGGCAGATGTGCTTTGCCATGTCTACTGACAAATCAAAATCTTCAACCTCTCTCTGTACTTCTCTTCCACCCTCGATCTGAACTCGTACTTTCAGGTACGGGTTGGAGAAATCCTCATTCTCAATAAATCCTTGCGAATTCTTTTCGAACCATTCGGAAAATCTTTTTCTGATCCCAAGAGCCTTATGAAGATCTCTGGCAGATACGGTTGGTTCGCTACCGTCTGTGTTGATTGCAAATAATTCATTCAATACCTTTTACCTCCTATTTTTATTGCCGTCGTAACCTCCGTGGCGTGATTGCTTTCTTTTCGTTTATCTCCTATACTGTAAATACAGGGCACTGCCATGCCTGAGTATTACGAAAGGAGCGATTTTATGAGACGTTGTAATTCACCTTTTAACGGAAAGCAATTTGTTTTAAACAAAAACACTGGAGAAATTCACGATCTAGACCGCGAAACACCGCAATGTCAAATCGATGAAATAAAACCAGAACATGTTTTTAACTGCGACACTTATACAGAAGCTGTGATTTTTGCTTCCATGCTTGCTGTAAACAGAAACGGCTGTGCTTACTGCATGCCTGAAAAGAATAGAGGATAATCACTTTCTTGAGCTGCTTCTAATGTATGTCGCAGCTCTTCCTCTGAAATTTCCTTTTTTAAAGCCTCTTCCA